AGGTGATGCTCTAGCAGTCATCGACCTAGAGGGTGATTACGCTCCTCTACACGAGGGTACAGCAGCTTCTTATGGCTCTGTAACCACAACGGTTGACAACCTCAAGCAAAGAGGTATTAACTCAAGCTACGCTTGTGCTTACTACCCCTATGTACAAGTCAGAGATACCCTAACTGGCGATTTAGTTTACATGCCCCCATCTGTCCTAGCTGTAGGCGCAATGTCCTACACAGACAGAGTTAAAGCTCCATGGTTTGCTCCAGCAGGCTTTAACAGAGGCGGTTTGTCAAGTGGTGTTGCTGGTCTACCAGTTGTCGGAGTAACCGACAAATTGAACTCTGAAGATCGTGATGATCTTTATGATGCCAACATCAACCCAATCGCCAGCTTCCCAAGCGAAGGTATTGTAATCTTTGGTCAAAAGACCCTACAAGTTACACAAAGTGCGCTAGACCGCATTAATGTAAGAAGATTACTACTCTTTGTTAAGAAGGGTATCTCAAGAATCTCAAATGAGCTACTATTTGAGCCTAACGTTCAAGAGACATGGGACAGATTCATTTCCAGAGCTAACCCATTCCTAGCTGATGTTAAGGCAAGATTCGGTCTAACTGATTACAAGTTGGTTCTAGATAAGACCACTACAACACCAGACCTAATCGACCAAAACATCATGTACGCAAAGGTATTCTTGAAGCCAGCTAGAGCCATTGAGTTCATCGCAGTTGATTTCATCATTACTAACACCGGAGCTTCCTTTGAAGACTAAACAGGAGAATTTATAAATGGCACAAGCTACTAATTTACCACCATGGCAATCAGCAGGAATCGAGCCTAAAAGAAAATTTAAATTTATTCTTATTCTAGGCGACGTTCCAGCTTGGGTAGTTCGTACTGCTGGTAGACCTAACATTAATGTATCCGAGGGTGGAAAGCATAACTTCTTAGGTCATGAGTTTAAGTTCCCCGGTAGAGTAACATGGGACAATATCGAAGTTAGCTTGGTAGACCCAATTGACTTTGATGCTTCCAGAAGACTTCTCAATATCATTAGAGATGCTGGCTACTACTCACCTTCTTCATGGGCTGGTGATAACGAGAACCACAGAAAGTCAATCTCAAAGAGAAACTTTGTACAAGGCAACTTAGGCACTATTCAGGTTCAAGCTTTAAATGCAGAAGGCGTTGTAGCTGAGACATGGACTCTAAACAATGCTTGGATTAGCAAAGTATCTCACGATGACTTAGATTATGGTTCAGAAGATCTACTCAACATCTCACTAACAATTGTTTATGACTGGGCAGACCTACAGATCAACCAAGATCTAGTAACCATTGGTTAATAAATTTTAATCAAAGCCTATTTATAGTATGGCGAAGAAGTCTCCATTTACTAAATTTGGATCTGGTGTAGTCGGCTCACATGAAAACTCTCTTTTAAAAGATGGTGTTGCTCCAAGAGCCGCAGTACTACAAGAAGGTAACTTACAAAATTCATATCGCTTCTTTTTAGAGTTAAGAGGTGTTAATGTTGCTTATATTATTAATGTAAGTCGCCCTTCATACACCCTACAAACACAAGATGCAAAGCTTTTAAATTGGACTTTTTCATACCCGACTAACATAACTTGGGAGCCAATCTCTTTTACTATTAGAGAATTGTTTGATGGTTATACTTTTACAAGTATATTAGGTCTTTTCTATAAGAAACTAACAGATTACTCTTGGGATACCCCAGATGATTTAAGTAGACAATCTTCAGTAATGGGAGGAACAAACTCTTCATATGCAAAAGATTTGTCAAAATCAGTCTTACAAGAATCACTCGGACCTGTTAAAATAAAGTCACTGGATGATGAAGGCAATATTGTGGAAACATGGACTCTTCACGGAGCTTTTATTACCTCTGTGAAGCCTTCACAGCTTTCATACGAGCAAGATTCTCTAACAAGCATAGATGTATCCCTAAAGTATGATTTCGCCACTCTAGAGGTCACTGACGCGGCTGGTGCATACGCTGCTTCTGTTGCAGCACAAAGTAATTTTTAAATAAATAAGAGGAAAAATGAACAACCCACAAATTGACGAAAGCTTGTTGCGAGCTATGGCTCAAGCGCAAAGCGGAGGTGCCAATGTATATACGCCTCCAACAATGCTAGTAGATCTACCATCAAGAGGTTTACTATATCCAGAACAACACCCCCTCTATAATAAGGATTCAGTTGAAATAAAGTATATGACAACAAAAGAAGAGGATATTCTTCTAAATCAATCTTATATTCAGTCTGGAGAGGTGTTAGATCGAGTTATTGAATCCGTGTTAATTGATAAGAGGATTAAAGTAGATTCATTACTTAACTCAGACAAGAGCGCAATTCAAATTGCTTGTAGATCAAATGCATATGGTGAAATATTTGAGTTCAGTTATGTATGTGAAAAGTGTCAAGCTTCCAATGATGCTTCAGTAAATCTATCTGAAGTAAAACACTACGAAGTTGACTTTGATAAGATAAAGCAAGACGGCGGCATTGTTATTGAATTGCCTATAACTAAGGCTGTTGTTAAAGCAAAAGTCCTTACTGGTGATGATGAGAAAGAAATTCAAAAGCGAGTAAAGCAAAAGAAGAAGCACAATCTACCAGAAGAGCTATTAATTGAGAGGTATCGTCAAATATTTGTTTCTATTAATGACAATGAAGATCCATTGTTCTTAGCTAACTTTATTAAGAACATGCCTTTAAGAGACTCAAGGCATTTCATGAAGAGTTATTCTGATTTGCTTCCCGGTGTTGATTTCAGCTTTGAGCATGAGTGCTCAAATTGTGAATCTATCAACAAGGGAGGTGTGCCTGTTGGCTTGAGCTTTTTTTACCCTGAGCAATGAGTATATCTCTAGCGTTTATAAGATGTTTTTGAGGTTGATGAAAGACTTTGGCTGGACATGGACAGAATTATATTGCTTGCCTGTTTCATTAAGAACTTGGATTATAGAAAAGTCAACTGAAATGGTCGAAACCAATAATGAATAAAACACTATTTATTATATGGCTGAACTGAATTTAGAAAGATTTAAAGAACTGGGGTTAATAGCAAAAGATACTGACGGCTCTCTTCTAAAGATGAGGAAATCTTTAGAAGAGGTCAATGGCTTAGTTCAACAAATAGACACTACGTTTTCTGCTACTAATGTAACCTTAAAGGCTTTTGACGCTGCGTCTAAAGTTATAGGCACCTTACCAGCACAATTAGCCGAATTTACAGAAGAGTTAAGAAAATCTACTGGTTTTAATGAAGAATATAGAAAATCTATCTCCAAGACAAGAGAAGATTTGCTAAATTTAGGTGCTGAAACTAGCAGATTTGGTGTTACAAACAAAGAAAACCTTCAAACTTTAAGAGAATTGGCTAAAGAAAATGTCAGACTTTTACCAATCTTTGAGAAGAATGCAGTTGGTCTTGTTCGTTTTTCAGCTAGAATGAAGGCATTTGGCGTTGATACTAAAACATCAGCCGCATTAATTGGAACTCTAACTTCAAATCTAGACATGACACAGGGTCAGCTTGACGAAACAAGAAGATCTTTAGTTAGTTTTGCTAATCAAACAGGTCAAAGTATCGAGAAAGTTGTTAGAGATTACAGCAGTTCAATAAAAAGTTTCATGGACTTCTTAAGCCCTCAAGAAATGAACAGATCATTCATGCAGTTTCAGGTTATGGCTCGCCGTATGGGCACAGAAGCTAATACTTTGTATGGATTAGCTACTAAATTCGATACAATTGAGGGTGCTCAACAATTAGGAGCTAGATTAAATCAAACATTTTCTGCTCTAGGTATTGAGTTTAACGCTCTTGCAATTCAAGAAATGTCCCCAAGGCAAAGAATCGATTACATTGCAGGCAAGACAAGAGAAGCTTTAAAAAGAGCTAGAGCAATGGGTGGTCGCGAAGGTCGTCTAATTGTTCGCTCTTTAGAGGGAGCAGGACTTGGTGATATTGCCACTATTCGTGCTCTTGGTGCTGAAGGTGGCATGAGAAGAGCAGGCGCTTTTGAAATGGGTGGTGGTATGGTGCGCCCAATGACAGCAGCCAGAGAAGCCGGTTTAGCTAGAGTATCAAATTTTGAAAACGTAGCAAGGGCAGAGGCAGAAGAAAGAAGTAAAGTTTTAATAAGGTCAACTGAAATTTTTAAAAGATTAAATGAGCCCGGTGGACCTATTGATGATTTATCAGGGTTTGTTATAGGTTTAGAAGAAAGTCTAAAGCCCGTTAAAGACACCTTAGCCAAAGCTGCTTTAGGCGAGGCTTCTAAAAGATTTGGCGATGCAGCTAAAGTTGCCTTAGATGCGCTGGAAGGCGCAGTTAAAGTTGGACCTGACATAGCTAACATGCTAAAAAAAGCAAATGTTGAAGGTGTTACCGCCCAAACAACTTTTTTAGAAGTTGCAGAAAAAATGAAATCCGTAGTAGATGGTTTAAGCGCTGAACAAAAAAAGAAAGCCGGTGAAGCCGCAGGCAAAGCAGCTAGTACAGGAATGGTTGAAGGTACAGCAGCAGCATTAACAAGCGCAGAAACACAAGCATTAAAAGCCGTTGCTAAATATATAATAAATCAGCAAAATCAAAATAGCAGACAATTAAATAGCGCGAGTGCGACCCCAACAAAGAAGCCATAGGAAACTTAACACATGTTAGATAGTGTAAATAAAAATATAGCAAAGTTTAATAAGTTTGTAAATGAAGCAAACAGGAACGCTATTGAGGGGTCTCAAACTGAACAAAACGCTTCCATCGATACAACTGGGCGCGATGTAAAAGAAATTAGAAATCAATTAGAAGCATTTGCAAATTTAATTATGACCTTCCCAGTTACTGATAGAGATACTAGATTAGTCTTGCCTGCTTTTATAACAAGTCATAGTGATTCATTCAGCCCCGGCTGGAACCCACAACAGGTATACGGCAGAGCAGATCCTATTCCAATCTATAGGAACACTACTCGTGCTATTTCACTTGGCTTTAAGATTCCAAACCAAGATATAGCAGACGCCAATGCCAATTTTACAGCTTTAGGCACAATAATTAAGAACCTTTACCCAGTCTATAAATCATTTGGCTCAGCGGATATTGCAGGTGCATTTAGAGATGCGTTTTCTGGACTTTCGCCAAACCAAGTAATAGCAGGTGCTCCCTTGGTAAGAATTAAATACGCTAACTTATTGTGTAATTCCTCCAACCCATCTGTTGGCTTGCTTGGCTACATAACAAACTTATCAGTAACAATGGATACAGACAATGGATTTTTAATGGACTTATCTTTAAACACCGAGGGTGAAGAGCCAGTTATGTTTCCAAGAATGGTAAACTTTAACTTTTCTTTTAGCCCATTACACGAACACAAATTAGGCTGGGGTCCAGACAGCAATTGGCTTGGTGGTGAAAGAAAGAACTTCCCTTATGCAACAAGAAAAGTTAACTCCCAAGCAAAAGAAACACAAAATCTTAATGTTAATGGTGCAGTAGCTGATGGAAATGCCAGCGCTGTTATCAACAACTTATTCGAATTTTAAGGTATAAAACATGGCTTATTCAAGATATTCTCAAACAGAAGAAGTACAGAACGCAGATACAGATTACAAGAAAGTATTCAAATCGCGTTATGGACTAAGTGATTTTGTTGTTCAAAAAAGAAGA